CATCAACGTATTAATCGTAAGATTAATCTGGTGGTCATACTAATGAAGAAACCTCATCAATTATTGGTGGGGTTTTTTCTTTACGCTACAATAAAACTAAATTACTTTTTGGATCGTGACAGCTAGTATAGACGCAACAATATCAGGAGCAAATGCTAATAGCTTTGTCACATTAGATGAAGCTAATAATTATTTTGCAACTGTACCTGAGTCAAGCACCTGGGATGATAAAACCGTAGATCAGAAGAAAAGAGCCTTAATATCCGCTACTAGGTGGATTGATAGTTTTGTTTATTTCGGAGATAGATGCGACCAAAATCAGGCATTAAAGTTTCCTAGAAATAATTATCAGGTAGATGATGTCGAACTATCTTGTACAACAATTCCAAATAACATTAAGTATGCACAGTATGAACTAGCAAGAGCATTGGCAAATGATACAGATGCAATCACTGGAACTACTGGTAAAGACGGAAACATTGCCGAAGCAAAGCTAGGAGATCTGGCAGTTAAGTTTAATACATCTAGTCAGGGAAGTGGTCCAACAAATAATATTTTAGATGTTTACCCTTGGCTACAAAGTTATCTTGGAGCGTATATGATTGGTGGAGCAGGATCTTTCCAAATGAGAGTGGTACGAGGATAATATGTCATTTGTAGACGATACATTTAAAACCTTACCAGCACAGCTACTAAATCAGTTTGGTATAGACATAACTTACATAAAAGCTGCTGCCTCTCAAACTTATAATGCCACAACAGGTGAAGTCGGTGGATCTGACACAAACGTATCCATGAAAGCATTGATAACCAGCGTCACAGCAACAGAGTTTCAATCAACATCCCAGACAACAGACGTACAGGTAATATTTGGTAACGCAGAACTAGGAAACTATTTCCCAACCAGTAGAGATCGCATACAATACACAGAGGCAGGAGCAACTAAAGTAGCAAGAATAGTAGACGTAAAAACATCCAGAGGCGATCAACCCATCCTCCACACAGTATTGGCACGACCACAATAATGGCTATAAACGAAATCCCAAAACTAATAAAGAAAATAAATCAGGTAGCCGAAGTTGTAAGCTATACCGCCCCTGCCCGTGCCACCGAAGAAGTAGCTGACTCCCTTCAACAACTAGGTCCGAGATGGACAGGTTACTTCTCTAACTCTTGGTTTATAGAAAGTAAAGGTTACGGGATAATCGCAGATGGAAGCAGACAGGAAGGAAATCCTGTACCGATAAGATTTTCAGGACTACCACCTAGAAGTGTAGTAAAAAGAGTGTTGGCATCAGGAGTATCCAAATTTTTTATTGGAAATAACGCTGAATATGCAGAACAGGCAATAGACGCAGTACCTTTTGAAGCAGGAGGCGAAATAGACCAAGAACCTCTAAAGCAAACTAAGTCAGGAGTTAGATTTCCAGGAGACACCAGAGGTATGAAAAATTTAGATCCAGAGGGTCCTAATTTACAAACTGCTCAATTAGATTGGTTTCCCAAGTATGCTGCTGGAGGTAAAATGCAAAAAGAAATAGAAAACACCTTTAAAAGTGTTTTTGAAAAAATAAAATGAACTATCAATCTGTCCGAACCGCCATTGAAACTCCATTTCAAACCAACTATGGAGCATTAAGTCCTGCAATTCCAATATTTTTTGATAATTTCTACAATGTTCTAGCTGATAGCGTAGATGAATTTATTAATGTAAATATTCAATTTGGCCTAACTACTGAAACTGCACTTACCTCTTCTCATAATCATATTAGAGGCATCATAGTCGTAAGAGTTTGTACAGAAAAGAATAAAGGGCCAGCTAGAAATCAAACCCTCGCTACAACAGCGTTTACAACTCTAAATACTTTAGACAACACAGCAAAATCAACAAGCGGAGTCTACTTACGCATGGGTCAAATTGATGGACCGAGCTTCACAACAGTAGAGGGTGGTCAAGAATCCAGGAAAGGACTCTATCCATTTTTTATGTCAAGAATAGAAA